AAATATATTACAAGACACAGAAGAAAAGGTGAAGGTGCAAAAGACATTGAGAAAGTAATACACTATTGTGAACTAATATTGGAGAAAGATTATGGCAGGGAATAACTATTTACCAACAGAATATCAGACGTTTATTCATGCATCTAGATATGCACGTTGGTTACCTGATGAGGGTAGAAGAGAAACATGGATAGAAACAGTATCTAGATTTAGTAATTTTATGCAGATACATTTAAAGAAAAATTTAGATGTTGAAATAGATAGTGAGGTATGGAGAAAAATAGAAGATAGTATTATAGGTTTATCTGTTATGCCATCTATGAGAGCATTAATGACTGCAGGTCCTGCTTTAGAAAGAGAGAATATTGCAGGATATAATTGTTCTTACATACCTATTGATAATCCAAAAGCATTTGATGAAGTATTATATATACTTATGAATGGTACAGGTGTAGGTTTTTCTGTTGAAAGACAATACATAGATAAATTGCCCACTATACCAGATAGAGAGTTTGAAAAAACAGATGATGTTGTTTCTGTTAATGACTCAAAAGAGGGTTGGGCAAGAGCATTTAAAGATTTAATATCTTATTTATATACTTGTAGAATACCTAAAATAAATATAAGTAAAGTTAGACCTGCAGGTGCTAGATTAAAAACATTTGGTGGTAGAGCAAGTGGTCCTCAACCTTTAGTTAATCTATTTGATTTTACTATTGACAAGTTTAAAAATGCTAAAGGTAGAAAACTATCCTCTATGGAGTGTCATGATATAGTTTGTAAAACAGGTGAAGTTGTAGTAGTAGGTGGTGTGCGTAGGTCAGCTCTTATATCTCTGTCTAATTTATCAGACCAAAGATTAAGAGTTGCTAAGTCTGGTGCTTGGTGGGAAACTAATCCAGAAAGAGCATTAGCTAATAACTCTGTAGCATATACAGAAAAACCAGATGCAGGTATTTTTATGAAAGAATGGTTAGCATTATATGAAAGTAAATCTGGTGAACGTGGTATCTTTAATAGAAAGTCTGCACAAGAAAAGGCTAGAGAAAATGGTAGACGTAATGGTGATTGGGACTTTGGAACTAATCCTTGTAGTGAAATTATTTTAAGACCTAATCAATTTTGTAATCTTACAGAGGTAGTTGTAAGACCAGGTGATACAGAAGAATCTCTACATAATAAAATAGAAATAGCTACTATACTAGGAACAATACAAGCTACACTTACAGACTTTGGTTATCTTAGAAAAAGATGGCAAACTAATACAGAAGAAGAAAGATTACTTGGTGTATCTCTTACAGGTATTATGGATTGTAGTTTATTATCTAGAATGAGAACTCAATTACCAGATGTATTATCTAAAATGAGATATAAAGCTGTATTAACAAATGAAGAGTGGGCTAAAAAATTAGGCATACCACAATCAACAGCTATTACTTGTGTTAAACCTTCTGGTACAGTTAGTCAATTAGTTGATAGTGCTAGTGGTATACATGCTAGACATAATCCCTACTACATTAGAACAGTAAGGGGAGATAAGAAAGACCCACTAACACAGTTTATGGCAGACCAAGGCATACCTTGTGAAGATGATGTAATGCAACCAAATAATTCTGTATTTTCTTTTCCTATGAAAGCAGACCCTAGTGCTATCTTTAGATATACTATGACTGCTATTGAACAATTAGAGATATGGAAGTGTTATGCACAATATTGGTGTGAACATAAACCATCAGTAACTATATCTGTTAAGGAACATGAGTGGATTAATGTGGGTAACTGGTGTTGGGATAATTTTGATACACTATCTGGTATATCTTTCTTACCTTTCTCAGACCATACTTATCAACAAGCACCTTATCAAGATATAGATGAGATGCAATACAAACAGTTACAATCTAAAATGCCTAAAGATATTAACTGGAATAAATTACAAGAGTATGAAACAGAAGATAATACAAGAGGTTCACAAGAGTTAGCATGTAAAGCAGGTTCATGTGAATTGGTTGATATATAATGACTAATGAAGATTTAAAAACAAATATTGTAGACGTGTTAAAAAAAGTGTATGACCCTGAGATACCTATTTCTATATATGATTTAGGTTTAATATATGATGTAAATATAAAAGAAAATAATAATGTTGACATTCTTATGACTCTCACTACACCACATTGTCCAGTTGCTCAAGATTTACCAAAGCAAATAGAAGATGAAGTGGCAAAGTTAGAAGAGGTTAATATAGTTAGAGTTGGTATTACTTGGGACCCACCTTGGACACAGGATATGATTTCAGAAAGTGGTAAACTAGAATTAGGATTAATATAAATGACTTTACTAGATATAATATGTAAATTAATAGTTAATGGTATGGCTATCTGTGTAGGATTATGGATTCTATATGTAATAGTTATGGCTATATTAAATACGATAGGTATAATAAATGTTTGATTACATTGTTATGTTTATAGCTATAGTATTAATAATAAATGTTTTATACTTATAAAAAGTTCTTGACTTTCATATATTTATACTGTATAATTACATAAATGAGTGCCAGAGATGGACTCTTTTTTAACTTGCTTATTTAAGGAGATAAATATATGTTTGAAGTAGATACATTTTCAAGACAAGCTATTGGCTTTGATAGATTGTTTGATGTGATGAACAACATAAGAGGGACAGATACAAACTATCCACCTTATGATATTATAAAAGAAGATGAAGAAACTTTTGTTATAGAGTTTGCTTTATCAGGATTTAAGAAAGATGATTTAAATATTGTTGTTAAAGAAAATCATCTAACTATAGAAGGTGATTATGTAAGAGCAGAAGAAAGTGAATACTTGCATAAAGGTATTGCTAAAAGGTCTTTTACTAGGGACTTTGTTCTAGCAGACACGTTAAACGTTGAAGACGTTACATTCAGCGAAGGTATATTGAGAATAACTCTCAAGCAGATTGTACCTGAAGAACAAAAACCTAAGAAGATTAAAATTAATTAAGTTATATAGGGAGTTGAAATATACTCCCTATTTTTTTGGAGAAGATATGCACGTGTTATTAAAAAATCAAATGGTAAACACAGTTTACGTAGGGTATGACCCTAAAGAACATACTGCTTATGAGGTATTAAAATTTTCATTAGAGAGAATATCCACTAAACCTGTTAGAGTTATACCTTTGAGAAGAGATATACTTACAAAGATAGGTATATATACTAGAAAACATAATAGTATAGGTGGTCAAGATTATGATGAGATAGATGGTAAACCTTTTTCTACACAGTTTAGTTTTAGTAGGTTTTTAATACCTGCACTAAACATGTATGAAGGTTTAGCTTTATATATGGATTCTGATATGTATGTAAGGTCAGATATATCAGAACTATTTGATATGTGTAGTGATAATTATTATCCTATACATGTAGTTAAACATAAGTATGAACCTAAAGATAAAGTTAAAATGGATGGTAAAGAACAACATATATATCCTAGAAAAAACTGGTCTAGTCTGATTATGTTTAATTGTGGTCATGAGTTAAATCAAAAACTTACACCACAAGAAGTAAATACTAAATCAGGTAGATGGTTACATACATTTCAATGGCTTCCAGATAAAGAAGCAGATATAGGTTCAATATCAGAAGAATGGAATTGGTTAGATAATCATTCATCTTCTGATTTAAATGCAAAGAATGTTCACTTTACTACAGGTGGTCCTTGGTTTAAAAACTGGGGTTCTAAAAGAGATATAGATAATAAATATGCTATTGAGTGGAGTAATGATGCTCAATGGCTTCAAATGCAAGGTATATTAGATGTTAATAAGGATTATGTAATATGAAAATAAATTTTGTTACATGTTTTAATGAAGATTTATATAATAGATTTGGTTCTTTATTTTTTAAATCTATTTATGAGAACTGGGAACCTACTTTAAAAGTAAAATCTTACTATCATAATTTTCCTGCTGATAAATATTCATTAGAAAAACATATTGATTATACAAACCTTGAGGAGCATAGAAAGTATAAAAGATTTGTAAAAGAAAATGCTGTTCATAATGGTACAGAAGATGGACAAATACCTTATAATGATAAACTTGATGCTATCAAGTGGTCACATAAAATGTTTGCTCTAACTGACCATGCTTTTACATTAGCAGAAAAAGATAAAGAACCAGGTTGGTTAGTATGGATTGACGTTGATTCTTATGCTACTAAAAGATTAACACAAAAAGATTTAGAAAAAATATTAACTGATAATGTAGATATAGTACACACAGGTAATCATTCTTTTATTGCTTTTAATTTAAATAAAAAACCACCACTAGATTTATTATGGGATTTAAGAAGAACCTATATGAATGGTGAGGTTATTCAGTATAGAGAATGGACAGATAGTTTTATTCTTGAAAGACTTTTAAATATATACAAAGCACATGGCTTAAAAATAAAAGATGCTAGAGATATTATACCTAGTTATGTAATACATATGGCAGGAGCATCTAGTTCTAATATATTACCACTTAGAGATTCTAAAGGTAATCGTGTGTTTGAGTTATCAAAAGATAAAGTATCACAAGATATTAGACCTGCTAGATATGAAAGAAACGCAGAGCTTATAAGACATTTTAAACCTAAAACTATATTAGAAACAGGTACATGGAATGGTGGTCGTGCTATAGAAATGGCACTAGCTGCTTTTGAAAACACAGATAAAGTAGAATACTATGGTTTTGATTTGTTTGAAGATGCTACAATAGAAACAGATAAAGAAGAGTTTAATGTTAAAGCACATAATACTTTAGAAGCTGTAGAAAAAAGATTAAAAGATTTTGCTGAGAAGATGAAAGAAAAAAATAAAACATTTAATTTTGTTTTAACTAAAGGTAATACAAGAGAAACATTAAAAGCTGAAAATTTATTTAATTTTTTACCAGATATTGATTATGCTTTTATAGGTGGTGGTGATAGTATAGCTACAAAACAAAGTGACTATGATTGTTTAAAACACGTACCTGTTATAGTAATGGACAATTTCTTTTCTAAAGATAAAGATGGTAATACAGTTAAACCAGAATATTGTGGAACTAATAAAGTAAAAGAACAATTAAGTAAAACAATTAGAAATAATGTTGTGCCTAGTGAAGACAAAGTTAGAGATGGTGGACATACTTGTTTATTGTTAATAGTAAATGATAATAAATTACCTTCTCCACCTAGACATTTATTTAGTGTGCCTATTAAAGTAAATCCAAGGGATTGTGTACCTAAAGATTATATAAGAACTAATATTAAAACTAATTTTAAACTAATAAATAAATGGTTAGGTAAATTTCCTATGCATGATACTAAGTGTATTCTAGTATCAGGTGGACCTTATACAGATTATGCAGAGTTAAATGCTTTAATTGAATCTAATCCAACAGCAAAGATAATAGCTGTTAAACATTCTTATCCTAAATTATTAGAACATGGTATAAAGCCTTGGGCATGTGTAGTGTTAGACCCTAGACCTATTACAGGTACAAGCACACATGGTATAGTAAGAAAAGATTTATTTAAAACTATAGACTCAAGCACTAAATTTTTTGTAGCTTCTATGACAGACCCATCTGTTACTAATTATTTAATAGAAAGAAAAGCAGATATATGGGGATGGCATGCGTTTACAGAATCATTACGTGACCCTGAAGAACAAAAGAAAGGTATACATAATAATACAGTAACTCTTAATAAAGATTTAGGATTACCTGAAGGTACTACTTTAATTACTGGTGGTACTTGTGCAGCTATGAGAGCATTAGGTATTATGCATACTATGGGTTTTAGATTCTTTGAGTTATTTGGTTTTGATTCTAGTATGGAAGAACCAACAAAAGAACAAATGAAAGAAACAACAGGTGCTGAAGATGAAGAACCAAGACCAAAATATTTTAAAGTATCTGTTGGTAAAGAAGAGTTTTGGACTACAGGTGAGTTACTTGCTTTAGCTCAAGATTGTGAAAAATATTTTAATGAATCACCTATGGAAATGGATATTAATTTTCATGGTAATAATACTTTAGTTTCTGCTTTGTGGAAGTTATCTAATAGATATAAATTAAAACAACAATCTTTTAAAGGAGATTTGTAATGAAACCTTCACAAGAGTATCATGACTTAATTGATTCATATAAAGTATTGCATCAAGAAGAGGGTAAATTTAAAGGTATAAGTTTAGTACCTCTTGTTCCTACTCTTATGAGTCTTATTAAAGAAAATAATTGTAAAACTTTACTTGATTATGGTTGTGGTAAAGCTATACCTTATGATAAAGATAGATGTAAAGAAGTAGATTTAAGACACCCTATACAAAAACTTTGTGACTTAAAATCATTTGATTTATATGACCCTGCATATGAAAAATATGCAACACTACCTGATAAAAAATATGATATTGTAGTATGCACAGATGTACTAGAGCATATAGCAGAACAAGATATAGATTATGTATTAACTGAAATATTATCTCGTAGTAATAAAATAGTATTTTTAAATATCTCTTGTCAACCTGCATTAAAACATTTTAAAGAAGGTAAATTTAAAGGTAAAAACGTACATATATCTGTGTTTGACCCTTCATGGTGGGGACATAAGATAGGAAATATTTGGAATAAATTTAATCACTTAAAAGTATATACGTTATGTGAAACTAAAGAAGGAACACATGCTACGTGTATTAAAAAGGAGAAAGAATAATGGCATTAACTGCACTAATAGGACCTGCTAGTAAATTACTTGGTAAGTTCATAAAAGATAAAGATAAACAAATGCAGCTTGCTCATGACCTATCTACTATGGCAGAGAAGCATGCACAAGAGTTAGCTAAATCACAAATAGAAGTAAACAAAGAACAAGCAAAACATCCTAGCTTATTTGTT